CAGGGGGGGTAGGATTAGTAGGGTATCCCGGAACACCCGATTTTTATAATTATAGGTTTTTTGATAATTTGTATTTAAACGAAATAGTAATATCAAGTGGCGATGATGTTTTAGGTGTTGCAAATACAATAGCAAATAATTTTCTTATATCTTTTTCGGCAAATTCACCTATTGGCGTTAATGGTATTTGTGTAGGTGGTGAAAGAGCTAATAATTCTAACGGTTGGCAAGGTGTTATAGGGGAAGTAGTTGCATTTCCTAGAAAATTAAGCGATACAGAACGAGGGCAAATGAACACATATTTAACAAATAAATGGGGTTTATAATGAAAGCAATAAAAGAAAATAATACAATACAGATTTATTCCAAAATACCTAAATTTTATAATAATACACCGTATTATAACACGTTACCAAACGACAAGCATATTGCCGACGGTTGGCAAGATGTAGAGCAACCTACATTTGATAGTAACAAGCAAAGATTGTCTGAAGTAAAAGAAGATGTAGGCGGTGTTTTTTATTACGAAGTCATAGACCTAAACGCAGACGAATTACAAGCTATTGAAGATGCGGAAATACAACTGGGAAAACATTTTGGTACACAGTTTTAATCTATAATAGCGTTGTAATGTTAATTAAAAAAAATAAAAATTATGATAAATTACACATGGGATTGCAGAACAGTAGATGTATATCCAACAGAAGGAAGTAACACAAATGTGGTGTATAACGTGCACTACAGGGTGACTGGTGAAGATAGTGAAACAGCTCTTACAGCAGTCTCAATAGGTACTCAAATGTTAGATACATCTGACATTACAGAGTTTATACCTTTTTCTGATTTAACAAACGAGCAAGTCGTTGATTGGACAAAAGCGTCATTAGGTGATGAAACCATCGCTGTCATCGAGAAAAACATTGCTGATCAGATTGCAGAGAAAGAAAATCCTACATCTGTTACGATGAACATAGAGGATTAAATTAAAATTACTTATATTTGCTATAATAAAATCAAATAATAATGAGTAAAATTAAAGATGATCAGCTTAAAAAGCTACAGGAATTAGTAGGTAGTATAAACAGTGTACAATCACAGGTAGGTGGGTTGGAGTTTCAAAAGCACCAGCTACTTCATCAGGTGTCAGATATTCAGGGTGAATTAAATGCTTACCAGAAAGAACTTGAGGATGAGTATGGTAAGGTTTCAATAAACCTTCAAGACGGAACTATATCTGAGGAAAGTGGAGATTAGAAAGATATCTATAGGAGCTGACTATAAGTCTAGTTCTATGCATTATATATATGGTCAAGGCGTTTTAAATAACCAGTACTATATACATCTGATACAGTATGATGAGACATCTGAATCTTATAAAATATGGATAGAGAGGGATGGTGAAATTTTACTTTGGAAAAAGTTCAATAGGAATATGCCAATATCTATAGAATTTAATATAAACTTTTAATGAGATCACCCTTTAACTTTATTGTGCGTCCGCATAATGGAAGGAGGTATGATAATATAAAGAATGTTGGTGGAATAGATTTAATAACTAGCACATCACAGGAAGATCATACAACATCTAACCGATATGCAACTGTGGTGTCTACACCTATTAATTACTCAGGTGATATAGAGCCTGGTGATACTATTATGGTTCATCATAATGTTTTTAAATATTATTATGACATGAAGGGTCGTCAAAAAAGTGGAAGAAGTTTTATTAAGGACGACTTATTCTTGGTTGATGACTTTCAGTATTATATGTATAAGCATAATGATGTTTGGAAGTCTAAGGATGAGTTTTGTTTTATAAGACCAATATCTAAAGAACAGATTTATATATACAGTCCTGGTGTAGAACAACCATTGATGGGTGAGATTGTATACACAAACAACATTTTACTTTCTTACGGATTAGATGTCGGAGATATTGTATCTTTTAGACCAGATTCAGAGTATGAGTTTAATTTAGATGGAGAGAAACTGTACAGGGTAAGAACAGACTGGATAACATGGACTCAAGAAAAATAAAGATAGAGATAATAAGGGCAGCTGAAAAGGCTGTTCAGGAACTTATAAAGGTCGCTAAGGAGGATATAATTAAGAAGGATCTTGATGATCTATCTCCAGAGATAGCTGCCGATAGGTTAAAGAATGCTGCTGCATCAAAAAAGCTTGCTATATTTGATGCTTTTGAGATACTATCTAGAATAGAGTCAGAGAAAGAACTTATAGAGAGTTCAGGAACTGAAACAAAAAATATGAACAGCTTTGCAGAAAGAAGAGCAAAATAAAGAACTATATACTAAGGTATATCCTATTACAGAAAAGGCTTTAAAATCAAAGAATAAGGCTAGATCATTTAAGTATGGATATGATGATAAGTATGATATTGTTGTTATATCTAAGGATGGTACTGTAGGGGATGTTATTAATATTAATGGTATAAATATAGCCCTACCATCTACACCTAAAAAAATACACAAGAGAAGCTCAAAAAAAAATGAACAGTATTGGGAGGTTCCTGAATATCCAAAACAACTACAAAGAATAAAATCTATATTCCAATGGAACGAGTCTCCTAAAGATTTCAAGTCTAGTTGGGTTGATTATATTGAACAAGAGTTTGACAGAAGGGATGACGGATATTGGTTCTACAATAATGGCGAACCTACGTATATAACAGGTACACACTACATGTACTTGCAATGGACTAAGATTGATGTTGGTCATCCTGACTTTCGTGAAGCGAATAGAATATTCTTTTTATATTGGGAGGCTTGTAAGGCTGATGATAGATGTTTCGGAATGGTGTATTTAAAGATACGTCGTTCAGGTTTTTCATTTATGTCTTCAGCTGAGTGTGTTAATACTGCTACACTAGCAAAAGATTCTAGGGTAGGGATATTGTCTAAGACTGGGTCTGATGCCAAGAAGATGTTTACAGATAAGGTTGTACCAATATCTAGTAACTATCCTTTCTTCTTTAAGCCTGTTCAGGATGGTATGGATAAACCTAAGACAGAGCTTGCGTACAGGGTTCCTGCCTCTAAGATAACAAAGAAAAATATGTATGACTCTGAGGAGGATATAGATGGATTGGATACCACTATTGATTGGAAGAATACTGACGATAACTCTTATGATGGGGAAAAACTTTTACTACTGGTTCATGATGAATCTGGTAAGTGGATTAAACCAAATAATATATTAAACAATTGGCGTGTAACAAAAACCTGTCTAAGACTAGGTAGTAGGATCATTGGTAAGTGTCTAATGGGTTCTACATCAAATGCACTAGAGAAGGGTGGTAATAACTTCAAGAAGTTATACTACGATTCTGATCCTAACAACAGGAACTCTAACGGACAAACAAAGAGTGGTATGTATAACATATTCATACCTATGGAATGGAATATGGAAGGTTTTATAGATAGGTATGGTATGCCAGTCTTAGACAATCCAAAAAAGCCTGTTATAGGTATCAATGGTGATAAAATAAAGCAGGGTGCTGTAGAGTATTGGAACAATGAGGTTGATTCTCTTAAGAACGATCCAGATGCTCTTAATGAGTATTATAGACAGTTTCCAAGGACAGAGTCTCATGCATTTAGAGATGAAAGCAAGAGCTCTATATTTAGCCTGACTAAGATATATCAGCAGATGGATTACAATGATAATCTTATACGTGATAAGGTTTTGGTTAAGGGGTCATTCCATTGGAAGGATGGAAAGAAGGATACAGAGGTTTTCTGGACTCCCGATAACAGGGGTAGGTTTTTAATATCTTGGATTCCAAATCAAAAATTACAGAACAGGATAGATATAGTAAACGGATCTAAGTCACCTGGCAACGCTCATATAGGTTCCTTTGGTTGTGATAGTTATGATATATCAGGAACTGTTGGTGGTGGTGGATCTAATGGTGCTCTTCATGGACTTACTAGATTTCATATGGATGACGCTCCTGTAAACGAGTTTTTTTTGGAGTATGTGGCAAGACCTCAGACAGCAGAAATATTCTTTGAGGATGTTTTAATGGCTTGTGTATTTTATGGGATGCCTATACTTGTAGAGAACAATAAACCAAGACTACTATATCACTTTAAAAACAGAGGTTATAGAAAGTATTCATTAAACAGACCTGATAAGCCTACTAGGAACCTTTCTAAGACAGAGTTAGAGCTTGGGGGTATACCTAACTCATCTGAGGCAGTAAAACAAGCACACGCATCAGCTATAGAGACATACATAGAGAAGTATGTTGGTTTAGATATTGAGGGCAACTATAGGTCTTCTGACGAGATGGGTTCTATGTACTTCTCTAGGACACTGCAAGACTGGGCTAGGTTCGATATAAATAATAGAACTAAGTTTGATGCATCTATTAGCTCTGGTTTAGCTATCATGGCTAATCAAAAACATACATTTAACAACATTAAAAAACAGTCAAAAATAAGCATTAACTTTGCAAGATATAATAACCAAGGACGATTTAGTGAAATAATTAGATGAAAGAGATAAATATATCTGTAAACTCGTCTTCATTTCCCAGCCAGTATGTACCTGACTCTAAGAAGAATACAAAAGAGTTTGGTCTACAGATAGGTCAAGCCATTCAGTATGAGTGGTTTAAGAGAGATAATGGAGGTTCAAAATTTTACAACCAATGGGATGCCTTCCATAAACTAAGGCTATACGCTAGAGCAGAACAATCTGTAGCTAAATATAAGAACGAACTATCTGTAGACGGAGACTTGTCATACATGAACTTAGACTGGACACCTGTCCCAATAATACCTAAGTTCATAGACATAGTTGTTAACGGAATGGCAGACAGAATGTTTGACATTAAGGCTTATGCACAAGATGCAATGTCTGCTGAAAAGAGAAATAGTTATCAAGACAATATAGAGTCAGACATGGTCTCTAAGGACTTGCTTACACAAATAAAAGATGACTTTGGGGTAGATGCATTTAATACATCACCAGAAGAGTTACCAGAGACAGATGATGAGTTACAATTGCATATGCAGCTTAACTATAAGTCGTCTATAGAGTTGGCTGAAGAGGCGGCTATAAATACTATACTTTCTGAGAACAAGTATGAGGATACTAGAAAAAGAATTGTATATGACCTAACTACACTAGGTATAGGTGTTGCAAAGCACGAGTTCTTACCTGGAGCAGGTATTGTTGCTAAGTATGTAGACCCAGCTAATGTTGTATATAGCTATACTGAAGACCCTAACTTTAATGATTGTTTTTATTGGGGTGAGGTTAAGACAGTACCTATAACTGAGGTTGTAAAGATAGACCCTAGTATAAGTAACGAAGATTTAGAGGCTATTGGAAAATACAGTCAGGCATGGCATCAGTACTCTCATTCTACACAGTATTATGATAATTCTATATTTAGTAATGACAGCGTAACACTTTTATATTTCAACTATAAGACCACAAAGAAGATGGTTTATAAGAAGAAGGGTGAAAAAGTTATTGAGAAGGATGATGAGTTTAATCCACCACAAGAGATGATGGATGAAAGAGGGTTTGATAAGATTGAGAAGAAGATAGAGGTATGGTATGAGGGTGTTATGGTTATGGGTACAAACATCATACTTAGATGGGAGTTAGCTAAGAATATGGTAAGACCTAAGTCTGCATCTCAAAACTCAAGTTCTAATTATATTGCTTGTGCTCCAAGGATGTATAAGGGTAATATAGAGTCATTACTTAGACGTATGGTTCCTTTTGCGGATCTTATACAGATGACTCACCTTAAACTACAACAGGTAATACAGAAGGTTGTTCCAGATGGTGTATTTATTGATGCTGATGGTATTAATGAGGTTGACCTTGGTAATGGAGCAGCATACAGCCCTGAAGATGCACTTAGGCTATACTTTCAGACAGGTTCTGTTGTTGGTAGAAGTTATACTCAGGATGGAGAGTTTAATAATGCAAGAGTTCCAATACAGGAACTTTCTAAGAATAGTGGTCAGGGTAAGATAGGAAGCCTTATAGGTAGTTATAATCATTACCTACAGATGCTTAGAGATGTAACTGGACTTAATGAGGCTCGTGATGGTTCAATGCCTGATCCAAACTCATTAGTAGGGTTACAGAAGCTTGCAGCATTAAATAGTAATACAGCAACTAGACATATATTAGACGGTACTTTGGATATAACTAGAGACCTAGCTGTAGCACTTTCATGTAGAGTGTCTGATGCTTTAGAGTATCATCCATACAAGGATGAATTTATAATGCAGATAGGTAAGTATAATGTAAACCTACTTAATGATATTAAGGATTTACACATATATGACTTTGGAATATTTATAGAGATGGCTCCTGACGATGAGCAGAAACAACAGCTAGAACAAAATATTCAAGTAGCTCTCTCTCGTGACGCTATTGATTTGGATGATGCCATTGATATACGTGAGGTTAGAAATGTAAAGCTAGCTAATCAGTTATTAAAGGTTAAAAGAAAAAGAAAAGAAAAAGACAGACGTGCTTACGAGATGCAGAAGGTTCAGCAACAACAGCAGGGACAGATGCAGTCTCAACAGATAGCTGCTCAGGCTGCTGCTCAGAAGATACAGATGGAGGCTCAGGCTAAGATGCAGATCGCTCAAGCTGAAGCAGGTTTCTCATTAGAGAAGCTTAGAGGTGAGGCTGAGTTGAAGACTCAATTGATGCAACTTGAATTCCAATTAAACATGCAGTTAAGGGGTGTTGAGGCTGATATGGTAAACAGTAGAGAGGATAGTAAAGAAAAGGCTAAGGATGATAGGATAAGTAAACAGAATACGCAACAATCAAGACTTATTGAGCAGCGTAAGAAAGATTTACCTCCTATAAATTTTGAGTCCAATGAGGATACTCTAGATGGATTTGATCTGTCTGAGTTTGAGCCTAGATAAATATAATATAATAATGTGTATTTTTGCACAATAAATTTAATTTAATATGGAAATAAAAATAAAAGAGGTCGATGGTCCTGGACAGAAATCGATCCAAGAGGTCGAGGAAAAATTAATTGATCAACAGACCGAACAAGTAGAGGTCGAGAATACTACAGATGAAAAGACTGTAGAAGATAACACTCCTCAGTTTGGTGAGGAAGACGTTCTTTCATTTATTAAGAATAGATATGAAAAAGATATAAACTCTATAGACGAGTTGTTCTCTCAGCGTGAGCAGAATGATGAACTACCAGAGGATGTATCATCCTTCTTGAAGTATAAGAAGGAAACAGGTCGAGGTATTAATGACTTCATGAAGTTACAGATTGACTATGATGAACTAGACCCAGACCAAGTATTGCGTGACTATTATGCTGAAACCGAAAATGATTTAGACTCTGAGGATATTAATTACCTTATGAGTGAGAAATTTTCTTATGACGAAGATTTGGATGATGAGTCGGAGATTAAGAATAAGCAGATCGCAAAGAAAAGAGAACTTGCAAAAGCTAAGAAGCATTTCAATGATCTAAAGGAGGCGTATAAGGTCCCTGTCGAGTCGACGGGTTCACCTGTCAACGAAGATGAAATGGAGTCCTACAAGGCTTACAAGGAATATATATCACAATCAGAAAGTATCCAAGAACAGAATCAGAAGCGTTCCGAATACTTCACCCAAAAGACTAACGATCTTTTCAACGATGATTTCAAAGGTTTTGAATTCGCAGTCGGTGATCAGAAGGTTATATTTAATCCAGGTGACGTTAAGGAGGTAAAGAAGGTTCAGTCAGACGTAAATAACTTTATCTCTAAATTTTTAGATGATTCAGGTATGGTGAATGACCATGTTGGATACCATAAGGCTTTAAGTGCTGCTTTGAATCCAGATAAACTTGCCACATACTTCTATGAGAAGGGTAAGTCTGACGCTGTTGATAATGTAGGTAAGACGATAAAAAACATCGATATGGATGTTCGTTCTACACCTCAACAGATGACAACTAATGAAGGGTTTAAAATAAGAGCTGTAGAGTCTAATTCTAGTCGTGGTCTAAAGATTAAAAAAAGATAAAAATAACAAAAAAAACATTAAATTATGGCTTTTACATTAGGAGGATCTGTGAGTTTAACTCCAGCTCCAAGCCAGGTAACATTACCTGGAAATTACATTACTGACTTCAACTTTTTGAATCAGTACTTACCAGACACTTACGAAAAAGAATTCGAGCGTTATGGTAACAGATCAGTTAGCTCTTTCTTAAGAATGGTTGGAGCTGAAATGCCTTGTACTTCTGACTTAATCAAGTGGTCTGAGCAAGGACGTTTACACATTAAATATGAGGGTGTTACTCTTGACGATGCTGAAGTAGCTGGTCAGGATGACGTTGTACTTAACATTACAGGTCACGCACTTAGAAAAGGACAGACTGTAATGGTATCTGATGGATCTACATCAGCTACTGCTTCTTTCAAAGGTATCATCACTGCTACTACTGCTGATACTGTAACTGTAGCTATCTATGACGCAGCTGGTCTTCCTGCTGTTGCTGGATTAGCATCAGGTGATAACTCTGCTACTGACTTAGACTTATTTGTTTATGGTTCTGAATTTAAAAAAGGATCAAACGGAATGGATGGTGCTTTAGAGGCTGAAGAGGATATCAAGGAAAATAACCCAATCATCATCAAGGACAAGTATTCAGTATCAGGTTCTGACATGGCTCAGATCGGATGGATCGAAGTTGAAGGAGAGAATGGTTCAGGATACCTATGGTACTTAAAGTCTGAGCACGAAACTCGTCAGCGTTTTGAAGATTATTTAGAGACTGCAATGATCGAGGCTGTTCCTGCTGAGGCTAACTCTGGAGCAATTGCTGCTAGTGGAGACTTAGGAAATAAAGGTTCTGAAGGTTTATTCTACGCTATAGAAAATGGTGGTAACACTACTACAGGTTCTTTAGCTGATTTAGATGATATCGATGCTGTTGTTACTCGTTTAGATAAGCAAGGTGCTATCGAAGAGAACGTTCTTTTCGTTAACCGTGCACTTTCTTTCGAGATTGACAATGTATTAGCTGCACAGAATAACTTCGGTTCTTCAGGTGCTTCTTTTGGATTGTTTGATAACGATCAAGATATGGCTTTAAACTTAGGATTCAACGGATTCCGTAGAGGATATGACTTCTATAAGTCTGACTGGAAGTACTTAAATGATGCAACTATGAGAGGTGGTATCGTTGGTGGTGCTGTAGACGGAGTATTAGTTCCTGCTGGATCTACTAACGTTTATGACCAAATCATGGGTAAAAACGCTAAGCGTCCATTCTTACACGTAAGATATAGAGCTTCTGAAACTGAAGATCGTAAGATGAAGTCTTGGATCGTAGGTTCTGCTGGAGGTGCTTCAAATAGCGATTTAGATGCTATGGAGGTTCACTTCTTATCAGAGAGAGCTTTATGTACATTAGGTGCAAACAATTTCTTCTTATTTAAATAAGAATTAAAATATGTAATTTTTACCCTCGTTGTATTGACGGGGGTAATTATTACTTTTATAAACTTTAAATTAAAATCAAATGAAAAAACAAGTAGTCCTAAAGGACAGAACCTATCGGTTAAAAGGAAAGACAGCTTCTATTGTCTTTATTCTAAATTCACGTAACTCACGTAGAAAACCATTACTACATTTTGACGGAAAACAAAACCGTGCTTTAAGGTATTCATCAAACCAATCATCACCATTTCAGGATGATCAGGATGATAATGCTATTATTGAACCTGTTGTTTTTGAGGATGGTATGTTATTTGTACCTAAAACAAATCCTGTACTTCAGGAATTTTTATCACTTCACCCAGGGAATGGAACTATATTTGAAGAGGTAGACAATGAGAAAGATGCTACAGTAGAGGTTGAGATTTTAGATGCTCAGATTGATGCTCAGGTAGCTGCAAAGAATCTTGATATAGATATGTTAGAAACTATAGGTAGAATAGCTCTTGGATTGAATGTGGATAAGATGTCTACATCTGAACTAAAGAGAGATGTTCGTCTATATGCAAGAAACAGTCCAGAAGATTTCTTGGACACACTTAATGATCCAATGTTAAAGATCCAGAAGTTAGCTTCTGATTGTATGAGTCAAGGATTATTATCAATAAGAAATAAGGGTAAGGATGTTTACTTTAACCTACCTCAGAACAAGAAGAAGTTATTGAGTATACCTTTCGGTGATACTGCTATACAGGCTTTGGCTATGTTCTTCCAGACGGATGATGGCATTGAACTTATGTCTATGCTTGAGAACAAGTTAGAGGACTAAAACTTACCATATAACACATATTATCTAGACCCTTTCAGAAATGAAGGGGTTTATTTATTTTTACTATCTTTGCATAAACTTTTACAAGATGATAAACAGTGTAAGAAATACTGTGTTGGCTGTAGCTAACAAGCAAAACTTCGGATATATAAGTCCTGCTGACTTTAATCTTTATGCAAAGCAGGCACAGTTAGATATTTTTGAGGATTATTTCTATAGATATAATGAATGGATGGTCAAACAGAACTCTAGAGTTTCAGGTAGTGGCTATGCTGATATAGTAAAAAATTTAGAAGAGGTTATTGACTTGTTTTCTGTTCAGGACTCTTTATATAGGGTTAATCCACCGAGTGGTATTTCTAACTTATATAATATGCCTAACGAGACAAATAACGATGATACGTATTACCTTTTAAATAAGGTATTGGTATATAAAAATATTTTAACAGAGGGAACTACTACTGGTGTTACTGTAGGAAATAATGGTGTTGTTGACACAAGCAAAGATTTTGTAAGTTTAGGAGTATCTGTAGGTGACTATGTTGCTATACAGGTAGGTGATAGAATTTTTTTCGAGAGAATAAATAGTATTACAGGTACAGATACTTTGGTTGTATCTAACACAAATATATCTAGCTCTTCAAGTGTTTATTCTGTATATGAGGCTAATACTATTCAGAAAGAAGTAGAGAGAGTTTCTCATTCAAAGATAACAATGCTAAACTCATCAAACCTTACAGCTCCTAAGTTAAACACTCCAGCATACACTCAGAGCGAGTTAACTATATCTGTATTTCCTAATAGCGTAGATGCAGTGGGTCAGGTTACTGCTCAATATATTAGGAAGCCAAGAGACCCTAAGTGGACATATACAAGTCTATCTGGAGGAGAGCCAGCTTTTGATCAGAGTTCAACTGACTATCAGGATTTTGAACTACCTATTACTGATGAACCTAACTTAGTGAATAAGATACTAAAGTATGCAGGTATATCTATAAGAGAGGCTGACGTATATCAGACAGCAAGTAACGAAGAAATTAAAGAAGCACAAAAACAAGGATAATGGCATATTTAACAGGATATCAATATTACGAGAATGCAGGGTCTAACCCAGAGGATAATAATTGGGGATCATATCAGTACATATCATTGGATGATATTGTAAACAACTTTATGTTGATGTATGTCGGTAATGATAAGTTGGTAAACAATGTTGAGAGGTATAATGTATTATTCCATGCAAAGAGAGGTATACAGGAATTGAATTACGATGCGATGAAGGAGACAAAGATAGTTGAGCTATCTGTATCTGACAATGCAACAGTTGTTCTTCCTCCAGACTATGTAAACTGGGTTAGAATATCTTTATATAAGGATGGAGTCTTAATGCCTTTAACAGAGAATGTTAATACTAACTTTTCAAAGAGTTACCTACAAGACAATGATGCTCGTGTATTATTTGATCAGGATGGAGATGTTCTTATAGGAAGTGGTATACTAGACCTAGATAGAATTGATGGTGTTCAAAAAACACAATACTTAGGAGAGGGAAGAATGAATGGTTCTCTTGGGTATCAGATAGAAGGAAAATGGGTGTTTGATTACTCTGTAGGAGGTAGGTATGGTTTAAATACTGAAACCGCTAATGCAAATCCAACATTTAAGATAAATAAATCTAGTGGAGTTATAAGCTTCAGTTCAGCTATGGCTGATCAGATTGTAGTTATAGAGTATGTGTCTGATGGTATGGAAGGCGGAGATGATGCAAAGGTAAGTCTAAATAAGTTATTTGAAGATTACATATATGCATACATGAAGTACGCTATACTTAATTCTAAGTTTGCTGTTCAGGAGTATGTAGTTAGGAGAGCTCAGAAAGATAAATCTGCTCTTTTAAGAAATGCCAAGATAAGACTTAGTAACATTCATCCTGGTCGCCTACTTATGAATATGAGGGGTGCTCAAAAATGGTTAAAATAGAATGATTATAAACAAGAATTTTATAGGGTCTAGAATGAATAAAAGTCTAGACGAAAGATTAATACCTGCTGGTGATTATACGGATGCGTTAAACATACGTGTATCATCTTCTGAGGATGGTGAAGCATTAAGTGCTGAAAACACAAAAGGTAATGAGCTGTTAGCAACACCTAGGTATGATGGAAAAGATGTGGCAGATGCTGTATGTATCGGTGCGTATGAGGATGGAGAAAATGAAAAAATATACTGGTTTTTAACGTCTGATGTTGTAGATATTATATTATCATACAATACCAAGTCAGATTCAATAACATATCATGTTGTATCAGAGACTGTATTAAACTTCGATGAGAGGTATCTTATCAATGGTATCAATCTTATAGATGACCTATTATTTTTTACAGACAATTATAATCAACCGAGACGTATAAACGTTCTGTCGTCATACCCTGAACCAATTGGAGGTGTTGATCAGATTACAGAGGATGACATATCGGTTATAGTTAAGCCACCTGTAGATGCTCCTGTTTTAACACTATCAAAGAAAGCTAAGAAGGATAACTATATGGAGGAGAAGTTTATCCGATTTTCTTATAGATATAAGTACAAGGACGGAGAGTATTCTGCCCTTTCTGAGTTTTCAGATTTAGCATTTACTCCAGGACAGTTTAGATTTGACTATGGTAGCTATGATATGATTGGTATGAGAAATAATATTAACTCTGTTAATGTTGATTTTTTTACTGGACCATCTGACGTTATTGGTATTGACTTGTGTTTCAAACTATCTAACACAAATATAATTAATGTTATAGAGAAGTACGATAAGTCAGAGATGGGATGGGGTGACAATGACAATGTATCTGTAGAGTTCACTAACCAAAAGATATATACCACGCTACCAGAGAGTGAGTTACTAAGGTTATATGATAACGTTCCTAAGAAGGCTAAGGCACAGACAACTATAGGTAATAGGATTATGTATGGTAACTATTATGATGGACATAATGTAGACACCATTATTGATTACAGTATTGAACTTAATACTGAGGATATAGGATTCAATCCTTTAGTAGAATCTAGGGATGATGGAACTGATTACACATTAGAAACACCTAATGTAACTATAACAAACTCAAGGCTAGATATAGACCTTACTGATATTGATATGTTAGAGGGAGGTAGTCTTAATATAGATTTTAATATTGTTCATGATTCATTTGGTGGAGATGCTTCTTTTGTAGATGGAAGTGAGGTAGAGAATAATTACCAGGAAACGTTTGAATTTATATTCCCTAGAGATTTTTCAGATGCACAGGATCTTGCTACAGATACTGATTTTTTAGCCTCTATAGAGTTAACAGACCCGACAGGATTCCCAGGTACTGAGGATGATGGATATAGCCTGAGTGACTTGTTTTTTTCAAATATAGTAGACCACGCTAGTGGTAACTGGGGTATTTCTGATGGAGGTATTACATCTTCAGACCAAGGATTTATAGTATCTCACTCTGGAAATACACTAAGTATACAGATACCAGCAGTAGAGTTTGAGGATAGTACAAACCCTGGAACTTATGCATACGAATATTTCTCTAACAGCTCTACAACTACGTCCATAACTGAACAAGGTAATAGACAGAGTCTGCATAGTAATAGGGATTATGAGGTAGGTATTGTTTATCTTGACGAATATAACAGAGCTTCAACTGCTCTTGTTAGTAATTACAATACAGTGTATGTAGAGCCTCAGTACTCTATAAATAAGAACTCAATTACAACAACAATAAATAGTTTAGCTCCAAGCTGGGCAAAGAGATATAGGCTTGTAATGAAGCCGAGTAAGGGTAATTACGAGACTGTTTATGTGCAGAACTATTATTTTGACACTAGTGAAGGTGCTTGGTGGTTAAAGCTTGAGGGTGATAATCAGACAAAGTTTAAGAACGGTGACAGTTTAATAGTAAAGAAAGCATCAGATGGACCTACAACAGATGTTATAAAGACCAAGGTGTTAGATTTAGAGACAAAGGAAAAACATTTTATAGACGAGAATAATGAGGTCCCTCCTAGTAGTGGGGTGTATATGAAGGTCAGACCTAGTAATTTTACTATCGCTGAGTCCGAGGTAGAGGACATAGATTTTGATAGTTTGACTAAAAAAAATGGTGTTGGTCAAGCGTACCCTACATATATAGAAGACCCAGATAATCCAGGGACTTATATAGACTATTCAATAACGTCTGGAAGTGAGGTTAGGATATTTTTCAATAACCACAGAGCTGGTTCAGGAAGTGGTTGTGGATCTAGGTATTTTAAGTTCGATAGAACGTTTATAGCTACCAGAGATTACGATAGTCTTTACGACTTCATAATAAGCGAGAACGTAGACTTCAACAACCCTACAAACAATCCAGGACCTGAGAGTTCTGACGACACTACCCCTAGCGCAGATTTTGATGAAAGTATTGGGACAGCATTGGTTGTTCTCTCTACTTATAGTATAATATCTGGTGGTTATAATGCTGGTGAAGGTGTAACGGGTATTCAGTTTGTTAGAAATAATACACCAGGGACTTCTAATTACAGTTCTTTCTTGACATTCACTCAAGCTGGTAGTAAGTGTAATGGAAGAAACTATTGGCTTACTGTTCATATTCAGGTATTTAATGCAGGAGAACTTTTAGTTTTTGAGACTATACCAGAGGAAAACACTAACGAGATATACTACGAGAGTTTTAAGAGTTACCCAATAACAGAGGACAGATACCATACTGGTGATGTTCAAGATCAGACAAGTAGTGATTCGTGTATTGTCAATCTAGATATGTATAACTGCTTTGCCTTTGGTAACGGTGTTGAAAGTTTTAAGATAGAGGATGGTTTAGCTCAACCAGGGTTTAATCTTGGTGCTAGGGTGACTGCTGTGTCTGAGCAGGACTATAAGGAGGCTCATAGGTATGCAGACATTACTTATAGTGGTGTGTACAATCAGGAGACAAACCTTAACAAGCTAAACGAGTTCAATCTAGGTTTAGTAAACTTCAAGACGCTAGAACAAAACTTTGGACCTATAGAGGTACTTCATGCAAGGATGAGTGATATACTCACCCTTCAGGAGGATAAGATATCTTATGTACTTGCTAATGGTAAGAATTTATTTTCAGATGCACAGGCAGGAGGAGCTATACTATCCACACCTGACGTACTTGGACAACAAATACCAAGGATTGAGGAGTATGGTATAAGTAATAATCCTGAAAGTTTTTCTAACTATGGTTTCGATATATTCTTCACAGACTCAAAGAGAGGTGCTGTAATAAACTTAAGAGGTGCTGGTGGTACAGGTGACCAGCTTAATGTTATTTCTTCATTAGGAATGCGTTCTTGGTTTAGAGATAGGTTTATAGAGAACACTAATAAAATGCATTTAGGTGAGTATGATCCTTACATGAATGAGTATGTTTTATCATTTACTGATAACTTAATAGATGTACAGGAAGATACTAGAGATTGTGGATTCAGTTTAGCACAACAGTCATCAAGCACTGTAGCTACATATAATATTAACCTAGATGATTTTACAGGAGATGTTGATATTGATTACGACATTACAGCTGGTAGTTTAGATATACTTGTCACGTATGACGGTACAGATGTACTAGACCAGGTGTTAACTGGAACAGGTACATTAACATTCTCAAAGGATGAACTGAATGTAAACGAGTGTGTGCTAGTACTGACACCAACAAATGCTACATATGAAATAAACTTTGGATGTGTTCAGGCACAGCAGCTTACTGTTGTAAGGATAGTTAATAATACAGATGAAATGGAAGACCTAAGTATTCATCACGAATACCTATGGGAGGATAATGGATTTTCTAGTCAGGTTGTGACTGATTCCTTTACTTTTGGTGAAGGTCCTGTATCTTTATACGAGACATCTACTAACTTTGAGTCTCAAGGTGGATCACCATCTGAGGGTGCAACTGTCACTATGAGATATAAGAAGCTGGAAGGTGATTTGGCTGAATGGGATATTGACAAGTTCAAGTACCTAGTCTCTGATGTTCTTTATCAGGAAGGAGACATAGCTACACTTATACCTTTACTAACAGAGGCTACGCCTATATTAAGTCCAGAGACAGATGTGTATGAGGCTTCATTTACATACACTAACACTTCTAATAATCAGTATCTGTATTTGGTATGGGATTATATAGATCAGGTTTCAGGTACAACTGTTACAGCTACGTTTGATAATAGCTTAGGGAATGAAAGGTATTCTAGTCAGTTTGGACTGTCTCCGTTATCTGTAACAAGCCCAGGCACACCAACTAGATTTGGTTGGACATTTACAGGATGGTCTCCAACACTTCCAACAACTATAACTTCAGACACTACGTTTACATCACAATGGTCGGATAATGGTGTGACATACGATAGCGTTGTAGCTGTGGATGATTGTAATGATGCTGATGGAGTTGCTACTAGTATTGTAAGTGTAGATGAGACTGATGCAATAATAGTTGGTCAAAACTTGTACCAGACTAGTGGAGGAGATATAGTACTTCTTTCTTCTGGAACGTATAGACTATCTAGTGGTCTTACAGACGGACAGAGCTATGTATTATCAAGTATAACAGTGTCAGACTATGTAATTGTTATAGGTACTAGTGGAGTTATAATTAACATTATTCAATGCTAAAATAGATGGATAAAACATTAACATACAGTGAGTCAGCTAAGGGATGGACTTCGTTCTATTCCTTTGAGCCAGATATGATGATAGGGATGAATAACTACTTTTATTCATTTAAGGGTGGAAGGTTGTATAGACACAATACCAATAATACTAGGAATAATTTTTATGGAACACAGTATGTGTCTACTATAACTGGTGTCATAAATGAAGAACCATCTACAGTTAAGACATTTAAGACTATATCTTTAGAGAGTACTAAACCATTTAACTGTACGGTTACAAGTGATTTAGGTTCTGGCTTTATAGATAATACTTGGTTTAGTCTAAAGGAGGGTGATTACTACGCACACATTAGAAGAAATGATTCTGATGGAGTTTTTGAGATGAGGTCTCTTCAAGGTATTGGGTCTAGTACGGATGTAGATTCATCTGACACCTCAGCTGTATTGATAACGTTTGGGTTTAGGCTAGACAGTATGATATCTGTCGGTGATAAGATGCGTATGACTTCACTTACAGGCACAGACTTTATTGGAGACATAACTTCTGTTGATGGTAAAACCATAACTGTAGACACTACGGTTGGTGGTGGTTCTGTACCTACTGTTGGAGAGTATTTGATGTATGTGAAGAACAATGTAGCTGAGTCTTATGGAACTACAGGATATTATCTAGAATACCATTTAGAGCTACCTGTTAATTTATCTAACACATTTACCGAGATATTTGGTGTAGGATCCTCTTTATTCAAGAGTTATCCATAAAAAAATAGTATATTTGCATTAATAAAAAACAATAATATATGGGAGCAGCAGCAGGACTAGGAGCAGCAGTACCTTTTGTAGGCGTAGGATTACAAGTATTGGGTATGGGTTTAGATATAGCTCAATCTATAGACGCAAAGAAGAAGGAGAGAGACGCAGAGAGAGCAGCAGCAGAGTCTTTGGCTCAAGCGAAGAGTAAGATAGAGGTTAATAGAATGGAAGGCTTACAAGTGCCCTTAGACGCTTACGAACAGGCTGGAAGAGAGATAACTGCACAACATATGCAATCCTTAGAAGGGTTACGTGAGGCTGACGCTAGAACATTAGCCGCTGGTGTAGGTAAGTCATCAGCCGCTGGAGCTATGGCAACAGAAAAGAAAAGGCAACAGATGGCTGACGCTATATATGCAAGAGATAAGATGGTTGCTGATGAGCAGGCTACGATTGATAGAGCTTTAGCAACAATAAACTTACAAGAGGCGGAAGGTGCTCAGATGGCAGCAGCCCAAAGAGAACAGATGTCAGCACAGGCTTTATCTGGTGCAATAACAGGATTAGGTGGTGCAGCTCAAACATTTTACGAGGGTCAAGCATTATATGGAAATGGCAGACAAGCAGAGTTAGCCGCTGCTTCAGCGTACCAACAACAGACAGGTATGTATGGAGATATGAATGCAAGACAGGCAAGGAGAGCTATGATGAATAATGGTATTACCCAGCAAGGTTTTAATAACCTAGCCTCTGGACTGACAGCTGGTGGTCGGAGTGTTGCTCAGACACCTATAGAAACTGCAATGAATATACAACCTATAATGCCTACAGTACCTACACCTGCTTATAGGAATATTTCTCAGACACCTATAGCACCTATAACGCCTATACAGCCTATAATACCTATAAATTAACGCACTACAATAAATGGCTACATTCTACAAGTACAAAGAGAGAGACGACATAAGCAAGTCTATGATAGACTGGTCTGGGATAACTAAAAATATCTCTGACAACCTTATGAAAGAGAAGAGCAGAAGGGATGACCTTAAGCTTAAGATAGAAGAGGATCAGGTTCAAAGGCTGAATGCAATAGATGAGTATTCTAAGGGTCTAGACCCTACTATGAATCAGGCTATGATGAAGTACGCTCAAAACTATAAGGATTATCTTATGACTAGTCATAATTTATTGAAGAATGGTCTAGTATCAGTTAATGATACCAAGATAAAAAAACAAGGTGCTTCGGATACATTTAAAGCCATCAATGACGTAACAAAAGTTTACAATGAAAAAATTGGTGCGTTTATAGAAACTGGTGGATCTCTAAATGATTTTGTAGCTAAGAAAGTAGCAAGTGCTTTAGACATATCTAAGTCTGAGTTGATTATTGATGACATGGGTCGTGGTAGTTTTCTCACTAGAGATGAGAGTGGTAATGAGATTGTTGTCCCTGCGACATCAATGAATACTATTCTAAATAAAAAGTACGATAGGTTTAATACAACTGATGAGGTTGTTAACGTTGTTAAGGGTATATCTAATTGGACTTTAACAAGTAAAGGTGGATACAAGAGTGTGTCTGACTTTAGACAGAGGGGTGAGGATTTTTACAAGGAGACTCTAAAATCAAAAGTTAAGTCTATACTTAATAGTGATAAGAAAATATTAGAGGCTGCTGCCGACATGATGAACATGGATGTAACCTATGACGAGAAGCTTGCTAAGGAAAATCCTGGACAATATATATTGGCTAAGAATGAGGGAGGCAAGATAGTATTCGATGTTGAAGGTATTAGAGAAACTGTAGAGGAGGGTCTTTACAATCAGATAGACGCAGCTATAGGAAGAACAGAGACAGAGAGATCAAGACCTGTAGGACCACGAACACCTTCTGTGGAGAAAGCAGATAAAAACGTAGCATCTCTGATTGAAAACTTCGTCTCTAGGGGTGATTTTTCATCACTACAATCTGCTTTATCTGAAAAAGGATTTGTAGGATCTAAAGCTCCTGATAAGGATGGTGTTCTTAGATTAATAGATGCTAGTGGTAATGAGTATTTAATAAATACTAAAGGAAAGACTGCACAGCAGGTCGGTGAAGAAATAGCAGGTCCTCTAAAGGTGGTTAAATTCTTCAAGGATAGAGGTGTAAAAGGAAGTCTTAATGCATCAGTACTTGATCCAGCAAATAGTGGTAACTATGGTGTCTTTGTAAAAAGTCCTAAAGTTAGTTTTGATACTCAAACAAATAGAATCAGTATCACTAATAAATTAGAAGATTCTTTCGGGAATGCATTATCAGGTAATGAAAAGGGTGAAGAGATAGCAAATAGAATACAGAACTTAGTTGGTGGAGCTGCTAGTATATCATTTGTACCAGACACTAATGATATTGAGGTTAATGGTGAAACAATAACAGACGGAGTAAAAAATTTAAGTCTTGTACTTAATGCTGTTGATAACTTAAATAAAACTCAAGGAGAAAATCTTTTAAACGCATCAAATAGAAAACAAGAATAAGATGGACGATAAATATATAAAAGACATATACGACAATCTTGGAGGAGAATCTGTATTTGGTAATTACAATGATTATTATTCATTAATAACATCTGACGACAGTTATATAAAGGATGTTTACGATTCTAAAGGAGAGTCTGTATTTGGGTCATATGATGATTTCGTTTCTCTTGTAAAAAAAAAAGACGATTCTGTCGTTTCTACTTCTCAAGAGGGCGTTACGGAATCCACTACCAAGGAAGAAGAGCAAACTATCTTATCGGATGCTTCAGGCGTAACAGTTGATACACCTACTTTAGATTACTATAAACCGAACAAGGTGGATTTACAAGGTGTAAACGAATACCTAGTTAGTATGGGTTTAGATGAAGTAATAACCCCAGAAAAAGCAGATACGTCTATAGGTGATAATAATCAATACGAAAATATTAGAAACTATTTTTCAAAAAGAAATGAACCTGTAGATCTTAATGATAGAGGTGTATTAGAATCTATAAACAAAGGACTTATTTCAGATGAAGATTTAATTTTGGCTGGATACAAAGATCCTGAAGTAATTTCTACAATAAAAAGACAGCCTACTCAAGAAGAGATTTTTAACGCCAAACAAAAAATATATTCAAGAAAGACTAAAACTTCAGATGAATTAGATTTCGCCATATCTCAATTCAAACTAGACAAGCCTTATATTTATGAAGAAAAGTCAAGTGAAGATCTTAGCTTTATAGAATATAATTATAATTCAGAGGATCTTTCTGAAGCAAATGTAAATATAAAAGACTTTGACGGATTCTTAAATGAAAAGGGTTTGAAGCAGGATTTTATAAATAAGGCTAAAACTTTTGAGTCTACATACGGGTCTATTTATGACCTTGATTTAGCTAAGGAAATGGAATTATCTAGAATGCTAGATCTTTATATTTCTGAGCAATCAAAGAGAGATATTAAGCAACAAAAATTACAGTACGAAAAAGAACAAGGTATAGATCCAGATTTAACAGATGACAAATATTCTTTTAAATTGTCAGATAAAAATGTAAGTATACCTAAAATAAATGAGTACTACAAAAAAAACTATCCTAAGCTAACAGAAAAGCTTTTAGAGACAGATTCAAAAAACAGGGATTTATATAAAAAATATTTAGAAGGTGATTTTGGTAATTTAGATTTTTTAAAAGAGTTTGGAGATCAAGGTTACGAAGGTTTTGAAACAAGACTACAAAACTTATCCGCTAGTTTTACTGATTTAATAGGTTTTTCTAACACTGCTCAGGGTATTAGATTTCAAATTGAGCAAGAAAAACTAGTAGATGGTGACAACTTATCTTACTCTTATGTTGGTGGAAAAAAAGTTAATATTGATGGTAAGAACTATATCGTAGACAGCAATAATCAGGTTTATGATGCCGACCTAAAGATACGTGTAACAAATTATATTGATGAAGATTTAAGAAATAATATAATAGATAAGTCTGTGCAATTCGGCACTGAAGATTTTAGTATTAGCTCTAAAGGTATGGCTTTTGAAACATCAAACATTGTGGGTGATATGGTTGTTCAAATAGGCTTACAAGGAAGTTTTACAAGCGGTGGTAAAATAGTTTCTGCTATTTCCAATACAGACAAGGTAAGACGTGTATTAGGTTATGTTCCATCAAGTTTTAAACAACTAACAAAAGGTTTGACAATAGATAGGGGAATAGCATCATCTATATTAGCTCAATCAACCTTAGGAGCTTCTTCTGGATATGAAGACACATTATTGGCTGCAAAAGAGGCTGGATTAAGTGATAAGGAATCAGTAGAGTTAGCTAGAGATGCTTCAATTCAAATGGCAAAACTTTATGCTCTTACCGCTCCAATATCACCACAAACAAAAGCCACAGAAGCTATATTTGGTAAGATTAAAAATGAAACAATAAAAGACGCTATAAAAGCTTATAAGAATATAGGTAAAGAAGGTTTTATCGAGATTTTTGAAAAAGCAGGAAGAAAAGCTACAACTTACTTTGAGGAGGGATTAAAGGAGGCTGGTCAAGAAAATATTCAACAGTCAGGAGAAACTCTTGTTGTAAATAAAAGAACAAATGAATTAGCTGGTGTAAAGCTAAAGGAAGACGAAGTTACTGTTGACAGCTTTATAAATACATCTCTGTTATCATTAACTTCTGGTTTTTTAATGCCTTTTGGTGGGGATTTAATAGGTGGTGCTAGAAGTAAATCAAAAAAACTACTAGGTATCGACGGTGTTGATAGAATTAAGGCATTGAGATTACTATCTGAAAACCAAGAAAAACTAGAAAAATTATTAAAGGTTCAACAAAATAAAGGTATATACTCTGAATCTCAAGTAGCTGAATTACTTGGAGATGTTAGAGTTTACAAGGACAACGTGTCTAAGATACCTTCAGATTTGAAATCAGATACAGCTTTAGATGTTATATCTGACTTGGAAAGCATACGAAAATTAGAAAATAAGAAAAAAACACTTGACCCTTCTTTTCACGAAGATATAGATAAAGAGATATCGGAGATAAGAGAGTCGATTAAACAAAAAACAAAGGAAGATGCCATTCAAGAGCAAGAAACAAGAGATATACCTGATGCTGAACGAGCCGAAGGTGTACAAGAAATGGAAGAAGAAGTACGGGAGCCTGCTGTCGAAGAAACGGAAGAAGTAACAGAACAGTTATCCCCTGAGGAGAAAGCAGAAACAGTAAGTGAATTAATAAATAGACCAGTTACACTTACAAAACTTGGAGGTTTTGATTTAGATACCCCACTAGAAGGTGATATGTATGTAGATGGTCAGCGTATCGTTGTTGAAGATGCTAATGGAAATATTACAGATATAGGTAACGTTGACAAGATATCAGACAAGACATTAGATGAAATGGGTATCGAGCAACAAATGCCTAGTGTCACTACTACAGATGATGGTAATATTGAATTTGAAGGTAAAATATACAACCCAGAAAGTGCACGTATAAGAAGAGACAGTAGAGGTAACATAACTTCAGTCACTCTTGATCAGGTTGGTAAGCCAAGGTCAAAAACATTACGTGGAAAAAATGCAGAAGATGCTGCATATAATGTGTTATTAAGACAAGCACAACAATCAACAGAAATAGAACAATTACTAGAACAAGATGAAGAATTCCAAAACGAACTTAGACAAGCTGAAGAAGCTGCCCAAGGCAAAACAGATCAAGATACTGAGCAGGCTACTACAGAAGAAAGCATAGCGAGTCCAGAGGTTACAATAGAAGATGCTCCAGATGGGACATTCTTAAACATAGAGATGGTTGAAGGCAAGGATGGTCGTGAAATGACTCAGAAAGAGATATTAGACGCACTTCCAGTAGAACCTTTAAATGTTGAGGTTAGCGGTAAAACTCTTGTCATACAAGTCCCTAGAAAACTTTCTGGATCGGAGATGATGAAACTTGCTAAGGATACAGAGCAAGATGCTATACCTCAGGTGTCAGGTAAGAAGGGTGTGCTACACGCACAATCTAAAGAGAAGATGGACCTGTATGAGGGAAAGTTTATACCTAATTTATTTGTAAAACCAAAAAAAATAATAAAAGATGAAAAACCTAAAGCAGGAAACAGGCTCTTCAATAAGCCCCTCAAGGCAGTTAAGGCAATTGCGGACAAGTATTACAAGAGAATTTTCAAAGGTGAAAGACCAAGGTTTGAAGGTGTCAAAAAGATAGACAAGGAATTCGCCAAAAGAATATCCGACGCATTTGAAGCCATGCAAGAGAATCCTAACGATCCTGAAGTAAAGGCTGCTTATGAAGCTCTAGCAAAGGAGACTATGGATCAGTATCAGGACTTCAAGGATGCAGGATACACTATAGAGGTTAATAACTCTGAGCCATACAAAAATGCTCAGGAGATGATTGATGATCTTAGGGATAATAAGAGGATGAAAATCTTCTCCACAGAGTCAGGATTTGGAGATACTCCTATAACAGAAAAACAAAGGAAAGAGAATCCACTTCTTAGAGACTCTGGTGTCAAGGATGTAAACGGAGAGACTCTTCTCGTTAATGACATATTTAGAGCTGTACACGACTTCTACGGACACGCAGAGCTAGGTAATGGATTTGGCCCTGTTGGCGAAGAGAATGCGTGGAACGTTCATGCTAGA